TGCCTGGCCATTGCCACCGAGTACGATAACCAGCACGTTTCGACGGCATGGACTTCAAACGGGCCCGTCGTCGGCTATACCGCCGAGACTGCGGGCAGCGCGGCGAGGTCCGGGTGCGTTGCGATGCTCGATACAGCCATGACCACGGGCTGTGGCAGCGTGACGCCGGCGCTGCTGGTATCCTGTAACTCGCCGCCCAACGGCACGGTGGGCACGGCCTACTCCCACTCGTTTACAGCATCGGGAGGGACAGGCCCCTACACCTATACGATGGTCGGCACGGTTCCGGGATTGACGCTCAGCTCAGGCGGGGCGCTTACCGGAACCCCCACCACCACCGGGACGTTCTTTTTCGTTATCCAGGCGGTGGACACGCTGGGTGCGGCTGGCACCGTCGAATGCAACATCACCATCGCTGCCGGGGGCGGTTCCGGGCCAAGCAACTACGGCTGGACGGGATAGCTACCTCAGGATGATGATGACCGGCTCGTGGATGCTCGTCGATCCATTCACCAGCCAGCAGGCCTCTGGGTTGTTGTTGCCCACAACCATGGTCTGGTTTGATGAGGCGGATGACCAGGTAACATTCGGAAACATTTCTAACGCGAGAGCAAGTGCTTGTGCTTCTGTCATGGTTTCCATCGTACAGCAAACTGCGCGGTTATGCCGCCGGTGCGGTTTGTAAGGCGACGGTAAACACCCAGCTCGCGGAGCCGCTTGAAATGTCGATGGAGAACAGATCGTACTCGGCCACCGTGAGGGGCGTCGTGGTGAAATTTGTGAACTGGTAGCTGGTGAATCCGGCCACCGCGGCTGCCACTGTGTTGCTCGTCGCGAAGATAGGCGTGCCGTTCTGATTGATGGTGAACGTGAGCGGGATGGTGGCGTCCGACTCTTTGACCACTACCACGCACACATTGAAGGTGCCGGATCTGGCCGCCGCATAGATCAGAGCGACATCGGTTCCCGTGGCTCCCGTGTTGATGGAGAAGCCTATCACGGGGGGCGTGGGGGCGAATGTCTTTATCAAACTTTGAAAAAAGAGGATCCAGGTTCTTGTGACCGCGCCCTTCCATCCGCTGGGCCAACTCTCAAAGAAGTCGGTCTGAACCGGGACGTACGTAATCGGCGTGGCGCTCTTCGGGTCATAGTTCGTTAGCGACTTGCCCGACAGTTTGGCCATGGGTTAGAGAGTCCCAGGCACGACGTTCAGGTAGGCGTTGGCCAGGGTGACATCTATGCCGCTGGCCACCGACTGGGTGCTGTAGGTGTTCCAGCTTTGGCCTCTGGTGTCCGATGAGACAAGAGTCATCGAGACACCCGCGCCGCTGGGCTGCCAATCGATCAACCCCCAAATTCTGTCGCGACCCAGCCCAAGCCGATTCCAATAAATTCTTTGCAGCCCGGTTACGTCACAATCGATCTCAAAGCGGAAGTAGAACGCGCGCTGGTTTTCTTGCGTGATGTGGGGCGCCAGGCGAACGCGGTAGATGGTGGTGCCGTTGTCGTTCAGGAGCGTTTCGTCCTGCACGTAGATGTTGCCGTTTTGCCAATCCTGCACGTAGTGCTTCTCGGTGTTCGTGCCGCCCAGCGCCGCCACGGCGTGAAAGCTTTGCCGCTGCCGATTCCAGACCGGGAAACCATTGGCGTCCGTAGTGCCATTCCACCAGCCGCGCTGATGCCACGTGCCGGTCGTGAGGTCGTAGGCCCATGTGGCGCCCACGCTTGGCGTGGCCTGCGTTGCGCCCGCGATCACGGTGGACCCGCTCGGAAAGTGAATCACGTAGAATTGGTGGCCGCGATAGATCTCGGTGTAGGCTATGGCGTCTTCAACGGTCGTGTACGACGCCCAGGCGATCTCTACTGCCGCCGTCGATATGCGCTGCGGGCGGAAGCCCACCGCGAGGAACGCCAGCCGGTCTCCGCGCCGCACGTCCCCGCCGATGAAGGCCAGGCCTTCCGAAAGGCGCGCCACGCTGAAGGGAGCCGCGCAGCCGTAGTGCATGATGGCACCGGGGTCGGGCGAAAACGGAGTGGCAGCCGCGCCGGTGTCCTGAAATACCTCGCTCGATTCCAGATCGCCGAACGTATAAAGCTCCTGGTGATCGGCTTGCATGGCGGCCACGTTGTCCGGGTATGAACTCTTCGAGAAGTAGTCCAGCGGGTTCCACTGCGTGCCGTCTTCGTTCGCGCTGAACTGGATCTGATTCGAATCCGGCGCGTTGGCGAAGAAATAACCGTCGAGGAACGCGCCCTGGAACGCCTTGAGCTGCGCGTAGGGTGCCGCGTAGAGCCATTCGATACCCTCGCCGCCGGTGGATCCGACCGTGCCCCAGCTTCCTCCCCCCTTGGCTTCGCCGCTGCCGTTCACAGAGATAATGACTTGCGACTGGACAATGAAACCCGTGCCTGAGGTGATCTGAATGGTTTGGCCGACATCCGAGGCGTCGAAAATCCCTCCGCTCGGCCCGGTCAGGAGCGTGTCGTCGGACCCGTCAATTGCCAAATCGAATTGCTGGATCGAATAGTAAATCGGTTGCGCGCCGCTTCCGCTATCGAGCCACCCGAGGCCATCGGATGCGATGAAGAGCTGGTTGCCGTTCGGAAAGAACTGCGCGGGGTTGCCGTCGTTGCCGATGTAGCCGTGGTCAATGAACGTGGGGGTGCCCGTAAGGGGCGCGCGCGTCATCTCGTAGGCGTGGTTGCCGGATGCCAGGAAGAGGCGATGGTCGCCAGGCCAGAGGCCGCGGCCAGGGCCGGTAGGTGCCGTACCAACGAGCGCTATGCCAGGCGTGCGCACCAGGCACGCAGGGCCTTTCTCGGTAGCGCCAGCGATCGGCTCGCAGAAGCGGTTGACCAAGACCTCGCTGCTCGCCGCTACGGATGCCAGTGTGGAACTTTGAGCGTTGGTGAAGGCGTCGAACTTCAATGTTTAACCACCGTTTTGGCGCAATCGCGGCAATGCTCGCCGGTCCATCCGCGCCGCGCGGCTTCGCGCTGCATGCGGCTCGGATCTTCGCGCGTGACCATCGCGCCGGCTACGCGCCGCACAACGAGCGCGCGGTGGCCGGGGATTACGATGCGGCGCTGGCAGCGGGCGCATTGCAGGTTCAGGTTGGCAAGCATGGTTAGTAATTGGGGAGCGTGCCCGAAGCCCAGTTAAAATCTCCCCGACGTGAATTGCCGTCGGTGCCCCAATCCGCGCTCGCGATTCTTGGGCTTTTCAGGTTATTGCCCTGGTATGCCTTCATGGCGTCTCGCAGCAAGATCGGGAGCTGGCCAGGCATCTCAACTTCGTAGGCGTCCACGAGCGCACGGGCGAGCGTATAGGCCAAAGCCGAAAATGCGGCCGGCGGCGCCGAGAACTTGACGTTGATGCTTTGGAACTGGCTGAGCGTCTGCCACGTTTCGAGGCGCAGGCCAAAAGCGGCAGCCGGCACAGGCCACAGCCAAAGAGCGCCGGAATCCCACGACGTTTGATACCAGACGTCGGTCGGCACCGTGCTCGTTATTCCCTTCACGGACTTGTTCGCCCACCACGCGGAGTCCCGGAGGTTCAGAGGCAGATCGACGTTGGTGTTCACGTTGGGCGCGCTCACTGGAGGCGGCCCGAAGCCCGTGAGCACCAGTGCGGCGCTTTCAATGCGTACAGGCCGCACGGCTGCCGCAAAGTCGGGGGCCACGAGGCCGGGTCCCAGGAGATGCGGCTGGTGAAAAGGCGTCAAGACGTATTGCGTGAACGTTGTAGCGAAAGCCTGAGAGCGGCGAGCCGCCCATTCATCGATAATTTGGTTGAGCACGCCGAGCGCTTCCTGGTACTGCGAGGAGCTGGGGATGCCTTGCGCTCGCTTCACGATCTGCGCAGCCCGCAGAGCCCTATACAGCACGTCCTTCACAAGCCAAACACCGAGATTAGGGAGGGGAAGAGATGGGGCGCTCATGGGGTAACTTATCGAGATGGGTGGACGGAAACGTTGCTGACCGCTACGCGGGTGGTGTGCGACGGAGGCCCATTCGCCAGGATCTACTGGCTGGTAGAGGGTGGCCCGCCGCACGTGCTCAGGGATGCGCGCGATATCGCAGAGGTCTGCGCTCTATAAGCCTGGGCTTATGTCTTCGGCCCAGGCGGCGGCGGCGCGGGCGCTTGCATGCCAACCGGCACGGAAGAGCCTAAGATCTCAGACTGAAGTTCACTTATTGTGACCAGCGCGTCGTTAGCCATCTGCGGCAGCCCTTCGGGGATCGGCCTGCCAAACGGGATGCAGAGAATCAGCGCCAGCCGGTTGACTATGCATGCCGCAAACCCCGGAGCCAGGTTGATGGCGTCGGTGAGGTTCACGAACTGCACGATCTCCTGATACATCCAAAGCGAGACGTTGCCGGCGGCTGGCATGGGCGTGACGTAGATATTGCCGGTCGGATAGCCGTTGTCCCACAGGAGCGATTGCACGTAGAGGCCGACGCGCGTCTTGTCGCGTATGCCCATCCACTCCTCGGCGCTGACGATCTTGGCTTCGGTCTCGATATTGTTCGCGTCGATGGTGGACGCGCTTTTGATCTTCATGGGCCGCGCCACGTTCCAGGTTTGGCCGGTGCCGAAGGTATACGAGGCCGCGCCGGACAGCGTGCCCAGGTAATGCAGCAGGCCCAGCGGCGAGAGCTTCTTGGCACTCAGCGTGTCCAGGTCAAGGTTGGCCCACAGCAGAGCCAGAGCCTGGTCGTTGGCGTTGGGCGTTTCGCCGGGGGCGAGCGCGCCAATGCTCATGAGCGCCGTGTTCAATAAATCCTGGACTTGGAGAGCCATTTATTCTCCAGGGGCAACGGGGCCGCGCGCCGGGACGGCGGGCGCCAATTGAGGGCGGCGGCTGGGCGTAGGCGTGCCGATGATGCCCGACTCGCCGATGGTCTCCATGTGGAGCTTGGCGAGGCCCATCTTGGTTTGCTGGGCGCTGGCAATGGTGGCCTCCGTGAGCTTCGCGCCCGCGAACTGGCCGGCGATAGCCACGGCCAAGTTGAATTTCAGATAGGCCAGGTAGCCGGCAGGCAACACCACGGTGTCCCCGATGGTCATGAAGTCGGTAAGCGGCTTCAAGGACCACAGTTCTAACGATCCGCCAGTGACCGGCGCGGGCCACAGGAACAGATTCGATATGGGGTCCGCGTAATCGCAGCAGATCCACTCCGCGAACAGGCCGGTCATGGAGCGGTCGGGGATGGCCGAGAACTTCTCGGCCGAGACAATCTCGCATGGCTGGGAGGCATTGTTCGAGGCCAATGTGACCGCGGCGCGCAGCTTCTCGGGTCGCACGGTGTTGAACGTGCCGGTCGGCCCCATGGTGTAGGTGGCTGGGCCTGTCAGGTTAAACGTTTCGTGCGTGACCTGATAGATAAGCTGGCCTTCGGCGGACGACGTGTCCACGAGCTCGTTGAGCGCGTCGAGACAGTCGGAATACTCGTTGGTGGCCATCGAGCGGCCGGCCGCAATCAGGCTGAGCAGTTTGCAAGCGGGATCGATAATGTACTGTTGAACGGTCATAACGGGGTGGGCCTTCAGCGCGACTTAGCCGCGCGTGTTGTGACATCGATGGCTGCGTTTTCCGCGCGCTCTCTCGCGTCTCGGTGGGATCTAATGGGTTTAGCTGCGCTTCTTCTTCAAAAGTCTCGCATCGATGGCGGCGGCTTCCGCGCGCTCGCTCGCATCGAGTTCGACTTCGGGCGGTTCGCTCGCGAATGCTACCGTCACATAGCCGGCGGCTTCAAGCTCCGCCTGATGCGCGGCGGACGTTGCCGTTTTCACCACGCGCGCGGTATGGTCATGCATCGCCTTCGGGAATTCCTGATGGCGGTACGGCACGGCGGGCGGCTTGTTGAGATCGAATTCTTTGATAGTCTTGGTTTCGCCGAAGCGCGCCAAGATCTGGCGCATGTGCTCTAACTCTTCGCGGGTCGGTTGGTTCTGCTGGGGCATGAAATCCTTTGGGTAGCCGTAAACGGCAAGCTCGGCTTCCCTACGCTGTTCTTTGGTTAGGTTGGACCGCCGGACAAATCCGGCGGCCTCATTGAGG